GTTGTATTGCTGGTCAATCTTGAAAGTCACGGCAGTTCCGGCAGTTCCTGCACCGGCCCACGAGGTCACTCCGGTTCCAGCGGCAAGGGTGACAGTTCCTGCACCATCACGCACGACCTCAAAACCCTGGCCGATTTCGTAAACATCTGGGATAGTGATTGTCTGCGCTGATGCGTTCGATGCGTAAATCAATCCGTTGGCGTTGCTTAGGGTTGCGGTGTAAGCAGTTGCGGTCATTGATGTAACGGTGCGGTCATTTACGCCGACCCAGTTTGCACCGTCGTATAGCTCGATAATGTTGAAGTCTGAGCGGTAGCTGACCATCCCCTCGCTTACGGCAGTTCCAAGAGCTGACGAACGAGCGGCAGTTCCAGCGTAAACCTGGACAACTTGGTCTTGTAGATAGCCCTGCACATTCGCAGCGGTAGCAACCTCGCCGGCACTCCAGGTCTTGCGGCCTAATCCAGCCATGTGGTTTCTCCTAAAAAGCTAAGGTGTTCTCGTCTAGTTTACCAAAGACTGCGTCATCTAGAACTAGGAACGAGGTATCTAGAGTCGCTAGACCGATTGAAATATAGTGATTACCAAACTCATCGACAGCGTGGTCACATCGAATAACTTGAGCATACTGCGTAATGGCAGGTGGAATGTTTGACGGCGTGAACTTGACATTGACAACATCGCCTAGCTCAATGTTTAGCATCTGGTTTTGTTGCGTTGTGTTGAGGTCGTTTACTCGGACATCTAGCGACTCAAAACGATACTCAGGGTTTGCGTATTTTGAAGCTAGGAATGTTGCCACATTTACAAGGTCATCGTTGCTGTTCATTAGCAAGTCAAGAATCGTAAGGTTGAACACACCGTATTGGCCTTGCGATGCAGTATCGCTTGCGGTAGCGGTCGAGCCTGTTACTACCGATGAAACAACAATCTCGTTGGCAAGCTGTTCAGAACCGTAGACAACCTTTAGGTTTTGGTAAGGGATACCGGTGCCATCGTCTGCCAGCATTACGGCTGATGAAGTTGGCGCGATTGCGTTGCGGCCCTTGAAGGTGACATTTCCACCCTTAGAAATAAAGACGCTACCTAGCTCGGTCTGCTCTATCTTTTTGAAATAGGCAAGAACATTTTGGTCGGTAGGGATAACATCCGCGCCCAGCGTTGTATTACCAGCGTCGATTGTTCTCGTGCTTGCTGGGTAGCCGATAGCGTCTAGCACCGAGTTGATTCTTGCGCCCGACAGTTGCACCGTTGCGGTCGAGGCTGAAAGTGTTTGGTTGTTCAAGTAAACGAAAGCGTCGTCTGCCACAACTGTCGCGGTGTCTAGCCGACCAGGTGCGTAGTCCAAGTTCCAGTCTGATACGACACCAAAAAACTCGACGATGTTATTAGTGCTAATCCTGATTTCTTTTTTAGGCACGATGTTGCCGTAGTAAGGTGATGCCGTATACAACGGGTCATAATAACGGCGCGTGTTGTTTAGAACAACGATGGCTTCACCTGACTGATAGCCGTCAAGCTCTCGGTTCTTGCCTCGGGTGATTGAGTAAGAATTGACATCGTTTGTAATGTCCACGAATACCGTGCCACCGAGAGGCCAGCTGGCATTATCTAGCTGACCTTTGACGGGGTCATCAAGGGTTAGAAACGGGGCAGCCGCGCCTGTAAGCGTAAAACCAACTTCGACCTTTTCACTAGGCATTTGCGCTCGCATACTTGTTTAGCTCGGCTTGGATAGCTGCACCGACAGCCTTGCCGTTTGTGCCAACACCTGCGTTTACTACGACGGTGATTGGTGCGTTGTTGCGCTGAGCGATACGAGCCTGATTGATTGACTCAGAACTTGAGAAGTAAGCCTCGGTTGAGCCAGCTAGGTTTTTGGCTACATCATACAAATTCATCGAGGCCGCGCCGACGGTTGTTGTGCTGGTCGGCACTTTGAGGTTTGCGATAAGGCTGTTGAAAGTGCTTAGGAACGCGTTAGCCAAAGTAGTTGCAGCATCCACTAGCTGTTGCTCTTGAGCAAGCAAGCCGTTTACTAATCCACCAACTACATCCTTGCCATCATTGAAGAAGACAACGGCAGTCTGCTCGGCAATCTGACCCGACACATCCGCAAGGTCTTTGTAGACGTTGTTGATTTCCTTTACAGAATCTGCACCGCCCGAAATGATTTCAGCGGCAATAGCGCCACCTGCGTCGGCACCTGCATCCACAATCTGCTTGAATAGATTTTGGTCTAGGCCAAGAGTCTTTAGGGTCTTTAGCTGCTCGGCAAAAGCTCGAGTCTTATCGAGAACCGCTTTGAAGTTCTTAAGCAATCCGCCACTTGTGACTTCCTCGGTAGTCGAGGTGACGGCAACTTGCAAGCCATTGATAATCTGGGTGACAGTCTTAGTGACTGACTTGCTCTGAGTTTCTAGCAAACCGGTAATGTTGCCAGCCCCGAGGATTGAACCCTTTACATCGTCAAACAAATCTTGCGCGGCTCTGCGCTTTGCGGTTAGTTGGTCGAGCTGCTTGCCTAGCGCCTTAAGGCTTGACTCGGTAGAGGTAGCTAGAAGGTTTAGCGATGAAGCAGCCGAGGCAGTTATCTTGCCATCTGATAGCGCCGACGAAATGGTTTCTTTTACGTTGGTGAATGAGCTGACAACATTTGACTCAAACTCGCCAACGTCTGCCTGAGCTTTGAACAACTCGCTAAACCCAGCCGTCGAAGCTAGTAGCTCTTTGCGTGTTTCAACTAGCTGAGCTTGTAGCTCGGCCTCGGCCTCGGCTTGTTCCTTAAGTAGCTCACGAGTTTTTACTAGGTCTTCCCAGTATTTGATTCGGGCTTTTGAATTAGCGTCTTGGGCTGCCTTGCTCGCCTTCATTGCGTTGGTGTTAGCACCAGTAGAGGTAGTTGTTTTTTTAGTCTGGCTGTCTAGACCTTTTAGAATGTCCGCGTAGGTGTCCGTGGCCTTAGCGGTTATAGAGGCTTGCTGACGCGCTCTTTCATAGCCGGCGATTTGGTCTTGAACTGCCTTGGCACCCTTGCTGATTTCAGCGGTTTCCTTCTTGACGAAGGTTAGGCCGTTAGAGGCTTTAGGTAGTAGCCCTGCGTTTGGTGCAACGTTGCCCTTCTTTGGGGCCGCACCTGTTCCTGCCTTTGCAGAATCGCCGCCAAGAGATAGAACCGCAAATAGTGCAGCTAGGGTTGCGCTCGCTGCGACAATCGGGGCAAGCCTGGTCGCTAGTGTTTGAACACCAACGGATGCGGTAGCTGCTGCGGTTCCGATACCAAGGATGCCGCCAATCATGGCCTTGCCGGTCAAGACAGCGCTGGAAACTACAACCAAATCCATTGCCAGCTTGAGCGCACCAAAGGCCTTGCTGACACCGTAAACGATAAGTGCCAGTTCACCAAACTTTATAAGCTGGTCGCGGTTCTTGACTATGAACTTTAGGGCCTCGCCTGCTTGAACAGCGATGTCTTTGAAGATGTCTACATACTGCTTTAGCTCTGCCTGGCCTGCGTCCGATGCTAGGTAAGTGGCAAACTCTTGCAAGACGGGAACAAGCTTTTCGCCAACTTCTTCTTGAATCCTGCCAAAGATAGTTTGCAAGCGCTGGTAAGGGTCAGCGTTAGCGGCAGTTTCAGCCGCGCCCTTGAACTGCTTATCAAGCTCAGCCATAGGACTAGCCGCGCCCTTGATTGAAGGGACCAACTTGACTAGAGCAGTAGAGCTACCGTTTACGGCTTTACCAAGTGCAAGGCTTACGGCGCTTAGGCTCTTACCAGTTCCGGCGGCTACGTCTAGGGCAAGGCTGGTTAGGCTTGTTGCTTTAGTGACGTCACCTGTTGCGCGAACTAGGGAAGCAAACGCTGGCCTAATCTCATCGTCGGCAACCGACGCTTGTAGTTCCATTGCCGAGATAGATTTCTCGACCGAGGCAATCTGAGCGTCTGAAGCAGCTACTGTATTGCGTAGCTGAGTGGCTAGAAGTGCCTGACTCTTTTGGTCTTCAACAGCGGCCTTGGTTGCCTTGCCTAGTCCGACTACTACGCCTGCGATTGCACCGGCTACAGCTACGTCAAAGGCGCGAGTGATGTTTCGGGCCACGCCCTGAAGTTCACGCTGGGCCTGTCTAATACCTTTAGGGTCAAACTGCGAAACTATGTCTAAGCGAATTGCCATTAGATGGTGTCCAACTTTCGATTAATCTTTAAGACTGCTACGTCAATCACGTTTTTGACTTCCCGTGACATCGCTGGAATCATGCTCTCAACGGCAGGGTAAACATAGCGTGAGCCTTTGCCTGACCCGAGTTGCTCTTTCATGCCGCGAGCTTGCCCATTTATCTTGTGGCTTCTTGTGCCGCCCTTGTATGGGTAAGGCTTGGTTTGTGTTCGGCGCTGGACCCAACCGCCTCGGCCTGCCATGTCCATCATTTCAAAACCAAAGTATTTGCCAACTGATTTGGTTTCAATTTGAACCAGACGGGCCTTAGTTCCGACACTTGCTTTTGCTGATGGCGTGACTCTTGACGTGACCTTGACGTTCTGAAATGAGCTGCGACCGGTGTGAAGTGCGTGGCTTAGCGGTGAAACTTTTGGCACGACTCTTTGGATTTCGGTGACCGCTGGGCTTGTGATTTGCTTGATGTCTTTTACCATCTGATTGAAAACTAATGGCTGAACTTCTTTCAAAGTTCGCAGGGCTTCTTTGGCCCCAATAAACTGCACGCCGGTTTCAATCATAAAGTCAATTCTACCGCGTAAGAGTAAAGCCCTGATTTCTCAGGGCTATCTCTTATTCATCATCTTAGCTTTGTAAGACAGGTATTTGTTCATTGTCCAAATCATGCGGTCGCTTTCAGCCATGAGAACTGAAGGGGCAATCCCTGTTTCACAAGCTAAGGCGGCGATAGCCCAATGAGCTGAGCTATCGCCTAGACCCTTTATTTTGGGTCGGTTGCCTCGCTTGCACCAACGGAGTTAACAAGTTCAATCCAATTATCGAAATCCTTGTCCGTCTGCTTACGGCGGTGTTCGCTATGCCATGCCAAAAATAGCAGGTGAGTAATCTTTAGGTCGGCCTCTAGTGTGGCAATCGACTTGTCAAACTTACT